GGTATTTCTTCTTCCGCAACGATTTGTTCAATGATATGATACACATCTTCATTGAATTTAAAATTCTGCTCGATGTAATTGAATGCTTTTGTGCTACTCCATCCACGTTCTCGCACCAACCGTTTGACAATCAAACCAGAATATGCCTTTGCAAACGTTTTATATGGAACATCCACTTCATCTAGTTTCAATGTTGGGTCCAGAATAATTACAGAACGAGCAGAATAGTTGAAGCAGCCGCCAAGAATATTTGAGCGAATCCAGCCATGTTTTCCATCAATGATTTGGAAGTTTAGTTTCCAAATTTCATTGGCGCGCAATTGGCATTGGTATAAATACAATGGCACTTCAATTGGTGGAGCTGTTTTTAAGTTAATGCTCATATTGACCAACGGATTGATTTGTCGGTCAATGGAATTGAAGTAATATGATTCCATCGTAATGGATGTAGGTCTTAGTGTCGTACTGTATACTGGAAGTTTCGAGCAGAAAACAATATCCTTTTCTTTGATCAGTCGCTCAATCAAATCCGCTTTCTGTTTTCGTTTGGATAAATAATATGTCATAATTTCTTCAAAGTTATGATAGAACTCATCAATGCCAATATTATGATACATCAATTGATTCTTTTTTACTTCAATGACATTATTGTATCGACGCATTACACCATTGGATGTAATCATGTTATCGGAGGCAATGATGTTCTCCAATACCTTTTTCGATAATGCGGATTGTAATCGATGAAAGTGTAATGGATTGATGATATGATATGGGTAGAGATTGATCCATCCAGTATACAACATATCGACATCTTTGTATTCAATTTTTGTTCCACACTTAGGACATGTTTCACCCTCCCATTGAGATCCAACGTATTGCCCACATGCGCATCGGAATCGTTCGACATATGCATTCGCATCTTCATATTGGGTTCCGTAACGGGGAGAACGAGGACCATCCAGATTACGGATGGTCTTATCGATATCCGAATATGGTAATTCCGATATTAGAAAGCCTCGCTCATTAATGAGATCATATGCACATTCTGCATCAAAATTCATTCGTTCAAATTTAATTCGCATTCTGAGTCTCCTCCACTCGATCAACCATAATATTGAGTTTGATCTTCAATATCCCATCGATAGGATCGAATACGACTTCAAATTCTGTAGAGGCAATATCATTAACACAAATCGATGGATCATTTAATTGTGCGCATTCCAGATACAGCCGATCTGGGATTGAACTACGGTTTACACCTGGTGGAAAGATCTGTTCAATACCATATCCATGTCTAAGTGCATTCGACACTTTTGTTTTTATCTTCCCAAGATCGTTTTGATCGATTAGACCTGAGAGGTGTTTGCTCAACACATTTTCTCGGACTGCTTTGATGTGCGGATGCTCAATAGGGCAATTTAATTTAATCATGCTTTGCACCTCTTCTTGACTCATTAAATTTTATCCGCCATTTCAATATTGAATTTGATCATCCAACCATGATCATCACTATAGAATACCTTGGTTGAGATATGGGTAACTTTTGGATACATGTCATTGAATTGACCCATATTACTCTTCCACTTCATATAGTCAGCAATGAATTCATCTGGAAGACCTGTGGCATTTACACCATCCCGGAATAAGGATAATTCTAAAATATCCTTATATTCCGCTTCAATGATGTATCGGAGTGTGTCAAATACGTCTGTATAGTATACATAACTATCTCGGTCTCGATCAATTCTTTCTCGTAATTCCTGAAAAATTTCTTTTGGTGAGCGTCTCATTGTATCCTCCATTTTAATAATCCATGTATACAGGGAGCGTTTTTACTTCCCTAGTATTAACATTTCCTATGGTATATTCATCTGTACGACTACGACCTCCTCCACCACTAACTGCCTTCCCATGAACTACCTCCATGAGCAACCATTCCTTACCATTAATTCCGAATGGAGCAAGAAGATTCCTCTGTTCACGTGTTAGCTTTGTACCACGGATTTTCATTGATTGCACACTCCCATGTTTTCAGTAGAGATATTACGATTCGCCATAATCAAGAATGTCAGAAGTTCATCGATCAATTCTCGTTTATTGATTTGAATCTCTTCATTCAATAGACCTGGCTCCTCATACAGCACAAATTTATATTTTGCATTGACGAATGTAATGAGGAACTTTTTGATCGCATCCTCATTGATATCAATGATATTGGAATAGAATTTTTCTACGAGTAGCTTATAATCTGGATGCTCAGAAAGATATTTGGTATCCTTCACATACATCTTATCCCCAATGGGAGACTCTTCGATATTTGCGGTCAGAATTAATGTGAGTAGACTATCCAGAATGGTATCTTTGGTCACATGATATCGACGCATAATATCTTTGCGCATAATCAGGAGTAATTTATACATATCGATATTGCGCAATAGTGCAAATTCTTGTGAGGATTCCATATACGGGAAGAAATAAATTTCAATCAATTGTTGCTGAAGCTTTCCAACATTAAGGTTCTTCCGATAATAATTGATTTCTTCTGCCGTAATATCCTTTTCATAATCTTTATAAATCTTTTCAATATTTCGATGAATATCGAGAGATGACAGAATGACATATTCTTCATTGAGTTTCATCTTCGAAGTGCGATACCGATCATTCTTTACATTACCATCGACATCTGGTGTCATATCCAGTTCAATCAGATTTCGACGGAATGCAGATAAGACAAAGATGGATATGTGCATGTTGACAATGCTACACATAAATGACATGATGCGTTCCCGAGGTTTATTCTTTGCTGCATCCCACGTTGCGGGTAATTGAAATTTGATGAAATTGTCAATGATGATATTTCGTTTGATAATATTATTGATAACGATCGTTAAATCTTTTCCATCAACTTCCTGTTGTCCAAAGATAATGCTATTGAAATTCTTTGCCGATGTTGTTTTATTTGCAACATATGCATAGATTTTATTATACACTTTGAAATCGAAGTCGAATAAATCGAATGTTCCAATATAGAAATCATAGAACTTTGTGATATCCTTTTTCAAATCAATACCACGCATCACCATAAAGTGATTGCATATAAATGATACAATTTTAATGCAGAATGCAATTTTTAACATGGCCTTGACATGGACATTTAAAAATTCTAATGATTTCTTTTTCTTTTGTAAGATGGATAACATCTCTGGATCTTTTAATGTACGGCTATTCTCTGCTTCAATATCATCCGTATAATTTTCTTCTACACAACGAATGATTTTGTCTTTCATGGATTCTGTGAAGATGGTTTGATATACGAGATCACGGAATGCATTGAAATTGACGGCAGTATAGGATGTTAGATCCTTATCGATGAGACATTTAATCTTGAATAATGCGGCAATGAGTTCTCCGTCCGTATCATACATCGCTTCGAAGAAATTCAATTCTTCACATAGTTTTGGTAGATTGGATGAATAGGATAGTTTCGTTACTTTCCACTCATTCAGTGCGGAGATATTTGGATTGTTTAAATTTAGCTCTTTATCAAAATCGATGACTAAAGTTTTGGTAAAGCATCGAAATTTGATATCATCGGGATATAATTTCCACTTAATCCAATAGGACTCCTTCCCATTGGGAAACGAATGTTTCTTATACGGCCATCGTTTCGGTTTCGCCTCCGAATCTGTTGACTGATATGCTGCATTTAATTGAAGCATTGATCCAAATCCTCCTCTAATCCTATACATAATCTCTTGATAATACATCAAATGATTGTAATAGATTACCCATATTGATGCATGATAGAATTCCGATTCTTAAAAATGGATGCGTTCGTTGCAATTCCAACAAATCATACCGAAATTTCGTCCCTTTCTTATTATACCCATAATCCGATGCTAGCAACACATGTGAATATGATCCCAGTAAATAATCACTAATTTCTCTCACATATTCTATGTTTGAGAATATATAGGTAAAATTATTTACATGCGTCTGATCCACTAATTCCTTGAGAGAACCAGATACAAATTCAATATTCATTTTCCGGAAACGTTTTTTCATATCATATATGATATTATCATCATGAATCTGATGATAAATTTTTACCGGGATTTGCATATGTTGAGTTGTATAAACATCCAACATTGCAGCAATATTTAATTCTGGAGAGAGATTGTAGAGAGATGGATCTTTGGACAATATCTCATAAATCAACTGATCTGCTAACTGCTCATCCAATTTATTATAATAATCCAACGATTTTAAAATATTCTGGTGCGGACGATTGATGTACCATTCAATGAGACTTCGTTGATTAAAATCCAAGAGCGGTTTGATTGGAAGACCAAAGGAAATATCATTTCGCAACATCTTTATGAGAGCAAATAACTGAATCGGTTTTATCGTATCCTCATATTGGATAACGAGTCCTGCACCTCCTGCAAAGAATGCATTTGTATCAAAAACTTTTCCATCCGTTACAAAACTCATTTGTACCATTCTCCTGTAAAAAAGATGAGAGGAATATTCCTCTCATCCCTTTGCATTCACTTAATCCTGAATATTCAGCTCACTGTAGTTTTGCTGCTTTGGTTGCCAAGAATTGTTCTGGTTGTTTCCATTATTCCAATTCTTGTTCCCGTTGTTCTTCCAGTTGTTGTTCCGATTGTTTCCCTTCCAATTATTGTTTCCCTTATATTGAGAGCCAGTATTGAACCCACCAGAACTGTTCTGGTTGTTTGCATCATTTCCGCCAAGCGACTTCACATAATCTTCTGTGAGCTTATCGAGATGGCGATCTGCATTAATTCCAGTCAGATAACCTGATAGGGTTTGGTGGAAGATACCGAGACCGGTATCGATATACGACTGAGAACCGTTCTTTGTATAGGAAAGCTTTGCAAACTTGAAGGAGAGTGTCTTTCCTTCCTTGTTTACCGTAAGATATGTCTCCATGGAATTGTTTTCCATCTTACGCTCAAAGAGGAGATTTCCTCCATTGATTGGAATATTGGTGCTTACCACAGAGGTATCATTTACATTGTTCAATATATTTCCTGCAATGCTATACAGAGCATACGCTGCTGCATAATCAATAGATGTCGTAATTGCGTTTGCGGAATCATACTGATTCATCCCATTTGCAGACTTCTGCTTGAATGGTGCAAACTTCAATGATAGATTCAGATTATAAAATGAGATATTGAGATACGATTGATCGCAATAGAGATTGCGAATTTGTGTTGATGTTTGTGTCTTAGCCATTATTCTTTCTCCTTATGGTATTGATACATTGTAATGACATCATCGGCGATATCTGCTAGCAGATCGGTATTCTGATAGAATCGAGGAGAATACCGAATGAGGAAATTTCCAGAAACGATATTCTCTTCGAAGTATCCATAGATGGTATCTGCTGTTGATTTATCCGTTACTCTTTGAATGAACTCTTCAATCATTCCATCGACAATCAACGTATGATCCATGTCATCCAGAATATTGTATGCTGTTGCAACAAGGTTGGTTTGATCCGTATTACCATTCTTCATAGTAATCAATGCACGTTCCGTAAAATAAGTTTTGAAATTCTTCCGCGCATCAAGGATGAAGAACTTGTAAAGAATAGAAAGCATATCATATGTATTCGAATCATATGGATTTGTTTCTAAGAAATTAAGGGAGATGCATAGACGGCGCTGAAACAGCGTAGAAATCAGATCGACGAAATAGTTATAGACAATATCCAGGTATTCGATTTGATCCTCTAACAGATCGCCATCTTCTTCGATGATTTCGTCTATACTTTCTTTCAACTGTTTAAAGAAAATTTCGACGTAATTTGTACGATCTGAAGCATCGAGTTGGATATAATTTGAGAATTGATTGGTGAGTTCTTCGAAAATATCCTCCAGCGGATAATCTCCACGGAATGCATTTTCTTTTGCTACGTCCATTCGTTGAAGATATTCTTGATCTTGATAAATGTTGGGAGGATCAAATCCTCGCTCAACACCATCCGTTATTTCACTTCTATCCATGGAACATTCTCCTTTGCTTCTCATCTATAATATCTTATATTGTTCTTTTCTTAGAAAGATATTAATGCGCTCGTTCTCTTTCCTTTTCCGCTTGGTGTATTGATTGATATTGCTTCAATACGCAATGCACTCATAATGGAATTGAATGATGCCATTATGTCTGAAATCAGAATCTTGTAATCGATGATTGGAATCATCCATTCTGGCAATACTTTCAATTCTGCTGGAATCGAAATATACTTTACTCCTGCATTTCGTAACTGAAAGTTATCCGAATGAAATACTTCTCGTTTCAATGTTTCATAAACATCTTTGTGATCTTTGATGATTTCAAGATCTTCTTCACACATGATAATGGTTTTAACGAGCTTGATACGGTCAAGTGAATAAATCTTTCGATCGGGATACAGAATATTCCAAATGAGTCCTCCTTTATAGCCTTGAATTTTCCAAGCACCACTAATCATCGCTTTCTGCTTGGAATCATAATAATCTTTGTATGCCGATTCCGATTTAAATTGTTGCGGTTTCAAATATCGCGTTCCACCACGTCGAAGATCTTCATAAATTTCCTTTTCGAAGTTTCGAATTTCCTGCATCATGTGATGTAGATCGATTTCATCACATGCCAGAATATTATCCTTCAGGATGTTGGTGAATCGTTTCTTCACATCTCCGGTGACGCCCGATTTAATGAAATCCAACCCTTTCATTTCCAGCTTGAATGGCAACATGATGTTTCCTTCCCGAAGTGCAATGGAAGCACAGTAGCGCTTTTTCTTTGCCATCAAGAATAGCAAGCGGAACATGAATTCATTCTTCATAGTCAGTTCAGCACGAGCAGCATCATCCATATGACGGACGATTCCATAGTAGTCTAGAATCTTCAATACGCAGATATCAATGAGATATGCGCAGATGGAAACACAAATCATATCATTGTATAACCTCTTCCTACCAAAGGATTCATTCTGGAACATATCATCCAATACTGCCGTAACAAATAGGTTGGAATTGATAACGTTGGAATCTGTATCGACCAGAAGAACAGTATTGCGTTTGTGATTATTTAACTTTGCAATACTATCCGGAGTAAGATATTCAACGAAACAATACTTCGTTGCATATTCACGCAATTGTTCCATCTCTTTCTTGATGGAATTTGGAACCTGATACGGATTCATAAACATTTCATCAGCAACCCATTTGTTATATTCACGAGTATCTTTGAATTTCCCAACAAATCGATTCGGAATATCGGATTCCGAAGCTTCATAGTTTGGAAGTTTTGTTAAAATTTTCTGCAATAATTTCTTCATGGGCTCATGTGTAATCATAAACTCATTGAGATTATTTGCATAATATAAAAATACGCGTTGATCGTCGGACAAACTCGAAATATATCGATTCAATACTGCATCATCACCGATAAAGTATTGATGGAAATGTCTCTTAATTCGTAAGGCACATTCTTCTACCGATGGGATTCGTATCCATTTATCAACGTTAAAATCCTTCTTGGTTTCGAAGATACGCTCCATCCAATCATAGCACTCATTGATGTTGAAGAATTTTTGATTATCTCCAAGATATCCCTCAAACAATGCGGCCATGGTTGTAATGATGCTCTGCGCCATTAATGTTGTTGCGGCCGGAGAATATTTTGTATAAAATGCAGCAGTCGGTGTTCCACTTCCACCATACTCTGCGTTCATAATAACCTTTTTATTTCCTTGGACGAGATCGCCTTTTTTGTATTCATAACTACCGGGCGCGAATCCGAACATTTTTTTCTTCACCGCTTTACGATCTTTCTTTAGACCGCGCAACATATTCGATGTTGGAGAACGCAGTGTAGATGGTTGCATATAAAATGTTCCATTACCAGATACTACTGGCAATTTATTATCAATATAATTTGTCAATCCGGTTAGCGTAGTTTGCCCTTTTGCTTTTGTAACATTATTATCCATATAAATCGACGGATCTTTGATAAATTCATCGTATTTACTTTTGACAAATTTTTCAATATCCGATTTCGATGCTTCTGGATGAATACGAGCCAAAACCGAAACAGCCTGATCAATATATTTATTTTTAATTCCCATGATTTCGAAATCCTTTCACTCACGCAGAAATTATTTTTGTAAAAATATATAATTTAACCTACCTATACGGTGAAAATGCTTACACAATTATATAATTCCGGAATTAAAATGTACTACCTATTGAAAGGAGAACTTCGCTATGGCTAACCCAGTTTTCAAGCTGTGTGTTCCTGAGTTTGAAGAGAGTAAGAAGTGGATTCCTGTCACGGTTGCTGACGATCCCATCACTAGCACAAGCCAGGGTACAGCTGAGATTACCTTCCCTGCCAACACAACGGCAGCGGATAAGGTTTACACAATGGAAGTTTATGTGGATGATGTGAAGCAGAACATCACGATGCCAACCGTTACGGTTAAGGCTTCGACGAGTCCTGTACCTCCCGCATTCACACTTCCTGAGGGTTCCGTAACTGCAAGTGCATCTGAACTCCCTGCTGCAGGTGGTTCCGTCACAATGACGGTTAACGTCGGTGCAGGTGTTCAGCCGAGCCCCTGATAATTGAACATTGTTCATATTGTCAACTTGAATATAGAAGGGGCAAATTGCCCCTTCTATATTTTTTTACGCAAGTGATATATTATAATTATATCCGTCATTATAGATTTAATATAGGAGGTATTTATTATGCCGGGAGTATCAGCCATTGGAAATTTTGTATACAATCTTCGTGAACGTAGAGAGAATCTTCAGCATCTGTTTGATATGTTATTCCTTTTCAAACATGAGATTCCAAGCGAGAATCCGCGTACTGAGAAAGCAACTACGATTACGGATTGGATTACAGATATAGAGAATGGACTTAATATACATTTTTCATATCTGGATCACCCATATGATTTTTCATCTGTGAGAAGAGATTTCCACCTCAAAATCGATCATACGAATTTTAATTATGATGCATTCACCTATGATGTATTCTTAACAGAAGTAGGAGATGGATCGAAATATGGTCTTGTTGACGGAAAGTGTTCCATTGGTCTGTGTGAAATCGACTGTTACTATGTAATCAATGTAATCATGAATTTGATTGCAATCAAGATGGTAGATACTGTAGAAGATCTTTCATTCTGTCAGATCTATGGAGAAGCTATTCCAAAAGAAAAATGGATGAGCGTATACCGGGACACATTGATGGAAGTTTCTGTAAAAAATAAATAAAGAGAAAGAGGAGGGAATTCCCTCCTCTT